GCTATTGCCGTATGTACCGCGCCGCAATCTGCGTTGTTCACCGCCGCCCAGCATAAGATATCCGAAAGCATCTCCGCAGTGAGAGTGTTCATTCTTTACCGGCGCATCCTTAAACCGATCTTGACCGGCGCCCATGGACACACGCTTGAAGAAATACCCACCGCTAAGAGATTTACGCAGCCGCAAACATTTCTTATTGACGAGCAATCCAGGTTTGCCACTTACCAGCCTGTTCATAGGAGCCGCAGCAGCCTCACGCCTTACATTGAAAGCATTGCTGTCTGTTGGTTGCGCGCGAAACCCAATGGACTGCAAGTGATCGAAAGCTGTAACTTCATAGATCTCATCTCGCTTGTTACCGGCAGGGTCTCCCCAGATCTGCACCTCTGCCTTATCAAAGCTTGCGGCGATCTTGCCTAGAAGCTCTTGACCAAACCGCTCAAGCCCCATGTCAAACGTGACCAGCTCATCCAGAATCTTCCACGCACCGCCAGATGTTCTCTGACCAAAGATAGCGGCAGGCGTCAAACCAAAGTCAACGCCGATCTGTAGGGGGTATTGTGGATCATACTGCACATCGGCAGACATCATTTCATCGTCATACTCTGGCCAGACAGGTCTGCCTTCCTGCACAAAGGTAAACTTACCCTCTGCATAACACCTGATCCAGTCAGCATTCTTGCCGCCAAGGAGCTGTTCGTAGTAGCCATCCGGCAGATGTGACTTGTTCTCAGCAGATGGATTAACCATCCACCACTTGCCACCGGAAAATACAAAACCATTTGCTTCGGGGTTCTCTGGTAGATCCTTGGCCGACACCTCCAAGACCCCACCCGGCTGACGATAGAACTTCCAAGGGAACCGCCCACCGATAGGGTTCTTCTCTGCCAGCTCATGCCACCAGTGATCCGCATCCGGCGGGTTAGTATCCATGATAATCCCGTACCAGGACGCACCACCATCTGATTTAGTGGGGTAACGGCCAACGCGGTGAGTCAAACCATCGATCACAGCCTTCGGAAGCTCTCTGGCCTCATTCACCCATGCACCGGTCAACTCCAACGACAGAAGCTTGCGCACATCTTGCGGCGTGGAAAGGGCCATGAAGATAACTTCACAGTCAATACCAGGAGCATTATCTCTGCTAGGGAGTTTAAGATGGTGGGTAATGGGTGGTTGCCAGCGCATCGGACCCCAGACATCCTCTGGAAACAACTCAGCCCAGGTCTTAATCGTGGTTGTTCTAAGCTCTGGATAGGTGTTCCGCACGATCACAAACCGTGAATACCGGATACCATCACGCGGTGAGGGCTTTTGCTGGACAGCTTTTAACATAATCTCAGCAGCGCATCCGTATGACTTGCCAGATCCAACCGGCCCCATCAGCCCACGGACAAAGGATTTATCGTGTAGAAACTTCCAAACCGTAGCAGACTTAGAGAAATCCAAGTTCATGCTGGGGAGATCACTCATCGTCAGCCTCATATGTTGTGGTAATCTCTGGACCCTTCATATTGATCCCAATGATCGAAGGCTTGTCCACGTTCTTCTCGACATCGAGCAAACCACTCGCCTTTGCCAGGACACGCAGAACGCTCACCTTGTCAAACATCTCAATGGTTGTACCGTACTGCCCGACAGTAACCTTCTTAATCGAAGCCAATGCCTCATCAGGGATCTCATCCATAGGCTTGATCTCGCCCGTGTGGATGTTGATGATATCAGTTATTCGAGCCGTACCCATCGCAATCAGCTCAGTAGCAACAGCTTCCTTGTTCTGAGCTAAAGTCTCCGACCGACCGATCCGGCGCTGCAACACACGCGCACCACCGAACCGACCAACCGGCGGGATAGGTTTTATCTTATCCTCTTTCTTTCTAGCCATTAGAACGGAATTTCATCGTCCAACTTCTCAGCAGACGGAGCCTGTTGCTGACGATTGCCATCATCCTCGAACAGCTTCAGCCAGACCTCACCATCCTTATTCGGAAGCGGCAAACCCTCAAGCTTGATGCTGATCCCCTTGTCATTCTGAAAGGCAATACCGTGACGCAGCCAAACCGGCTTATCACGACCAGGTACTTCCTTCGCTTGCACAACACTAAATCGCTTGTTCATGTGTATCTCCTATACAACGTTACAGTAGGATAACGATATCGCATAGAAAACGATATTACAATAGACGTTCGCTGCGAGATTGATACAATAAGCCCTTCGCAAGATCCTCAATCAAATTAGGAAACACATCAAACCCAATCAAGGCAACAAACCGACCGTCATGGTAAACACGCAAACCGTCCGGAAATACCTCCCAGACAGTCACGCCATCACTTAGATCCTCATGCAGAGAAAAGGACACTACGCATAAGACTTGCGCATACGCGTCTTAGCAGCCTTCTTAAACGCAGCGTCACTAGGCGCGCCCTTGCTACCCGGCTTCCGCATCTTCTCGCCAGAGCCTCCAGCAATCCGCTTCTTCTTAGCGTGGATGTTCGCATATAATCCTGGTTTCTTACTTGGCATCTTTCTTTCCTTTCACGTTAAGTAACTTCTTAGGTCTAGCCTTCGGACGAAGACCTCCTTGCCCACCAGAAGACCGCATCTTGCCAATGAGACCGCTTAAAGTCCTAGAGTAAGCATCAGGGTCTTGACCATCAGGGACAACAATAAAATCACCGCGCCTCATAGCCTCATCAAACGCCTCACCATCACCAGACAAAACAACAGGCTTACCATCTTGTAAACGTACACGAGGAACAAGAACCTGGCGACCATCCTCAAGCTCGTAACTCTCAGTATGCGCCGCACCCTCATTGGAATCAATGGGAGAACTGGGATCAACAGCCCTCAAAAACCAATTCGGAGGATTGTTGCGAGATAAGGATAAAAGAATGTTCCTCTCAGCAGAAGTTAGATCGGGCATTGGGAAGGCCTTTCATGGTTTTTTGGAAAATAGTTTCGTGGGGGACTGTACAGTAGACGCGGCGGGGTGGGGGGCAAGGGGTGGTGTTCCAAATGTGGCAGGATTGTGGCGCTCTTGTGCCTGACTGCCTGCCGACCACAACATCTTGTGTCGATAATTTAACATAATGCACATTATGACTTTTAGCACGGCCTGACTTGCTGTGCGCTCGAACCATTGCAGGTTGTTTCATTTGGCTACCCATACCTATGCCGCCTCTGTTTCGTCGCTGTGTGGCTCTCTCAGTAGCTCTGAAGCCTGATTGGCCAGCATCAATGCCGCCCGGTCCTCGATGTCCGGTGAAATCCACCATCCCGCGCCTTTTGCCCTGCTGAAAAAGTCTGTCGTGAGACACTGAAATTCGTCCCTTAACTTAGATAGGTCCAGATCATCGGTCATGTTAGGTCCAGACTTAGCTTGAGTGTGCTCCTGTTTCATGCGCTCCTCGGCTTCACCTAGCTGGATCTGTTGTTTGGTTGTTAGTCTTGCGCGTATGCTTTCCTCTAGCTTGAGGGATGGATCGTAGACGATGCGGTTTGATGTGCTGCGTTGACCTCTAAAGAATGGCTTGCAGTAGGTGAGGTATCCGAGCTTGCGGAGCTTGACTGCGTGATATGAAACTCCTGTCTTTCCCATTCCGATATCCTGTCCGATGCGTGGCTGTGATACGAATGTCCTGCCCATTGTGTCTGCGTAGGAGCAGTAAGCGACCAGCACTCGGAGAGTTGCCGGTGTCATGCGTGGATCTTTAATTGCTCTGATTGGCACGACTGCCCAGGCTCTTAGATCTTTTGCTCTGAGTTGTTTGGGTCTCAAAACGGATAATCCTCTATTGGATCGGCTGGCTGCTCTCTTCGGGCATATGTCTCTATGCGGTTCTCTTCGAGGCTCTGCCGGTACATTTCGATCACGTTCATCGTGACGAGGTTTTTTTCTAATAGCCTGTCTGCACCTGATCCGTTAATGTATTCATCCCCGACCGCTTCGCCGTGGTTCATTCTCCTGGCGTTGATTGCGTCATTGTCCCAGGCGACTGACTTAGATGGGCCTAGAATTGGTGGCCTGTATGCGTCTGAGCATTTCTGTGCTGCTTTGACCATGTTGTAGATTGTGGGCCATGATCGGGTGCGGTTGTTCTTGCGAATGTCTTTGCCCATGTTGCGGAGAATGTTGCCCAAACCTTCTTGGTTTATGTTGCTGACGATCTCTGAGTTGATGTCTTCAACCATTGCGGTCATTTCGGTTGCTGCTCGTTCTGGCGTGTGGTTTGCCGGTACGTCATACGACTGCAACTCTTTCTGTAGCCATGCTCCGATTGCTTTGGTTCTCTGCTCGTAGTTCATTGAATCATCTTTCTGTCTGTTGCCAGTGAGCCTAGAATGGCCTGCATCTGCTGGTCGCTTGTCATGTCCTGGAGAGACGGCTGCTGAATCTCATCGTCCCAGCGCTCACCGTTCAACCAGGTTGCCAGGTGTGGCATAAACTTCTTGTCTTGCTGTCCCCAGTAACGGACAAAGAGTGCTAGCGAATGTTGGATCTGATCGACTGGAGCTTTTGCCAATGCCTTGGCCAGTGCCTTCCTTGCTGTACCCTTACCAACTTTCTTAGGATACATTTCCCACATCGAATCGAAAATGGTGTTTATATTAATGGTTATATTTCCAAGGTTATTACTTCCAAGGTTAAGGGGGTCGCAATTTTCCACTGGGGGGGGTTGCATTTTGCGACGGGGGGGGTCGTATTTTCCGACGGGTTGTTTTCCTAGCAATAATTGATATCCGTTGCTAGTTGTAGATCCGTTTTTACGCTTGCGGTTTACTCTCATGAGCAACCCCTTGCCCTCTAAAATCACAATATGCCTGATAATTGTTGATCGATCTAAATCACATTCCTCTGCTAGTATGCTTAGACTTGGGAAACACAAACCTGTTTCACTGTTGTGATGATCTGCAAGCCAATACAAGACAACCTTAGTTGCTGGCTTCAATCCCTTTTGCTGCATTGCAAGTGCAGTCATGTAATGTGACATCGTTTTACCCTTTTCATTTGGGCAGGGCTTGTATATTCTGACCCTGCATTGTTGTTGGCTCTTTCAATGTAACCCAGTCCTATCGCCCTTGCAAGAAATTGCAGGGGCGTTTCTGTTACCACTTCGAGCAAGTGACTTCTGTCAACAGGCATGGATCTCCGTAAGTTTTGACAACCTTTAGATCGTACACCTGGGCATCATCCTCGAACACCACGCCCGAAAAGCTATCCATTACAATCTTGGCAATGTTATCGATGTCAGGCTTGCCGGGTAATATCTCATAAGCCGCAGCAGCCGCCTTCTTTGTTTTCGTCCAGCTTTTCGGAATTTCAAATTGGGCCTTGATAACCATATGACATGGCATTGTTGTCGGCTCTAACTGGCGCAGCATCATGTAATTTGATGCAGTACCGGCCAGACGATGCTCATATCTGCGCGTTTTCTCTGGCGTGTAAACTCTGCCCGTGCGAGTAAACCTGGGCCGACCTTTGCCGATCGGTTGACCTGGTAGCCATATATATGTCGTAGTCATATGCGATTGAGCCACGTTTCAATGTCAGTCTGATCGGTGTCATCCTCGATCACGACGCCGACATCATCAAGGATCGCCTCCAGGCTTACAGATTGGTTCAATCCCTCTGATATCAGCTCAGAAGCTAACCGGCTTTGCGATATCCCCTGCGACTGCGAAGCGCTATCTAATCGGGCTTTGACCCCGGCAGGCAATCGAACAACGAGCGCCTTCTTGGCCTCTTCTTTGGTTTGATATTTCAACTTTCTTTCCTTTTCTTTCAATCGGTTATCAGATACTTTAAAAAAAGTTTGATTTACCCCTTGACTGTTATTGTGATATCACCTTATCTATTAGGAGTAAGTTAATCAAGAGAGGAATCGGAAATGGCTATTGAATTTATCGGAGCGAAAAACGGCGGGATCATGGCTGTTGTAAACGGCAATGACTGCTTCTGTGAGAACGAGCACTTCTTGGCTTTCTTCATGGTCAACCACGAATATAAAAATGCTTACTTCTTGAGTAGCATGGACTTTGCCAGCGAAGAGGGCTTCGCCAATGACGGTGACGCAAAAGCAATGTTCAATCAGGCGGAAGCTATCGCCAACAAAATCAAAGAGGAGGCCGCATAATGGCTAAGATTCAGAAAGACGCCGCAATGTTTGACTTGTTCGACAATGGCGACAACAGCCAGCCCGGTGAGCGGCAGACTGACATCGAGGATATCATCGCTGAGAAAAGCTTGGCTGACAGCTGGGATGCTTTGCGGGAGTTTGCTTACGAAGATAGTTTGTTGGCACGGATCAAAGCCAACGACGAGGCTAGGCAGCAAGCCTGGATCGATGCGGCGAAAGCCGGTCAAGTAATGCGGATTTGTTAGGAGGAAAGAAAATGGCTAAGGTCAAGAAATTTGGTCCTGGTAAGTATGGATACACTCAATGGATCATCGAGTATTTTCCAGAAGAAAAGATCTGGTTAATGTTCCCTCCCGGTCAAAGCGGCGCGACCGATGCGGCTCAGACCTTGCGTGGCGCGAAAGCAATGATCGACCAGTGGGAGTTTACTGGTTGGTTTCCCGCCAGTGAGACTCACATCAAAGTCGGTCAAGATCAGATATTCAAGGTATAGGAGAAAAGAAAATGGAAAAGCAGATACAAGAATTGATCGACTATATTAAAGCTGATTATGCAGGCTGGAGAATGTGGACTGACGATGACATAAAGGAAAAGATGATCGACAGTTTCAACAGCGGCTTGGGTTTTAAGGTTGGCAAAAAATACATCAAGATCATGAAAGCGAATGGAGGCACTCCAATGTCTTCCGTTTGGGGCTTCATTGTTAATGTTGATGATGATCCCAAGTTCAAGAAGGGTGACATCCTTTACCCTGCCGGTTGGGGAACGCCAACACGGAACCGGGCGCGGGGCAACATCATCGAGGGTAACTTCAAAGGTGTTACATGGACCGGCCCAGCCTACTTGATTTGATTTTGCAGTGCGCCTTCGGGCGCATCACTAAGTCAAAAGGAAACAGCGTGATGGAACCCAAATTTAAAAAAACCAAACGCAAGGGCGATCTGCGACATCCTTGGGAATATCAAGGCTGGCTTATACATAGCTCAAAACCCGGTATGTATAATATGGTAAACTGGTTCGCTAATAAAAACGATCATAAAACGATAGTCGCCAGCAGCCTAAAAAGCTTGTGTTTAGAGATTGATAAAGGAGTAAACAATGGCAGTTAATTATACAAACATGGTCGAGCGTATGTCCGATGCACCCAAGCACTTAGATACCTACTTTGAAAAAATGTTCAACAAACACGGTGAGCCATATTACCGGGCGGAGTTTAAAAACGGCGCCGATTTAGAACAGTTTTTCATTGAAAAGTTGATGAACGTCACCGGCTTTAGCAGCAAAGTCATCGGAAATGTTTTGTTAGTCTTTAATAAAAATCACAATTGAGGAGTGTAATTATGAACGATTGGAAAGAGTGGGTCAAAGATACTGTCGGAGTGGTGAGCTTGTTTCTAACCTTCTACCTTTTATTTTTCTTTGCGGGGGTTTTGTAATGTCTAACATGAGGAAGCTTTCAGAAGCCTGCCGCAAATGTGGAGCCGCGCCGCAAGAATATTGCAAACATTGTTCCAGTAAGAAGCCAGAAGGGGACAAGTGATGGGCAAGGTGAAAGACATATTCCAAGACCAGCGCGAAAAGGCTTCTAAGGTATGCCCGGAATGCGATGGGGATGGCAAGATGATCGAGATCACTTACAAAGTGCAAAGTTTTAGCCGTGACATCGGGGAACCATACGAAGATCCTATTGATTGTGAAACGTGCCAGGGAGAGGGCGCAGTATTTGAGGAGCAAGACGATGAAGATCTATGAAGTGAACACCAAAAAGATGCACCACCGC